CGTCGGAATCGTCATGCCCGTCTTATAGCTCGTGCGATTGACGAGCGGAATCAGTTCGCCGAACGATTCGATCTTCTCGACGATCTTGTTGAGCGTAACCGGCGGTACGAGCGCCCCAACATCTGCTGTTGTCGTGTTCGCATTCCCACGGAACTCCATGGGAATCTCGGTCCCACGGCAGACGTACTCCATAAATGCCTCGCGGTACTCCAGCGAGTCAAACAGGTTCTTTCGTGCCTGCGTTTCGCCGGGCTTGTCCACCGGAGTGCTTTCGATTGCGCCGGTCTGACTCTCGTTGGCCATCTGCTGACGGCGCTCAATTTCTGCCTGCTCATCGTTGAGAGCGCGAAGCTCCTTTTCGAGCGCCTCCATATCGACGGTGGCATTCCCCTCCAGCATGGAGCGGATTTCTTTCTTGCGCTCCAGGATTTCATTCAGTCTTTTCATTGATATACCCCTTTCTTAGCACATGCTCATAAGCCGCAGCCGCTGACGCGCATCATGCCGACGCGCATCGTCAAGCTGCTGAAAATAAGAATCTTCGTTGTTCCTCGCCGTGATGCTTGTGTCATCGTAGGCGGGGAAGTCCACGACCGACACGTCATAGACTGTGTCGAAGCGTTTGATTGTACGCAGGAGCTCTTTCGTGTCGCGACTATCCTTCTCCTCATCCTCCGCGACCGTAAAAGCAAAGCTCATCTTGTCGAGATCGCCGCGCTGAATCAGCGCGTAGATGTCGCGTCCCTGCGTTGTCGGCGCAAGCTCTGCCCGCATATGCAGGCCCTTTGCATCCGTCTCGAGCTGGAGCGTCCCGTTCGAGGTGCGTGCAAGCACGAGCCCGTTATCGCAGTGATTGTATTTCAGCACAGTACGCCCCATATCCGCGCCGACAAATGCGCCCGCTGCGATTGTCTCTTTGTAGCGGTAGCCTGTGTATGGCGATTCGTAGATCAGCGTCGGCGAATCAAACACCGCCGCATATCCTTCGACAATCATCTTGCCGTCGTCTGCTTCGCTGTTCGGCTCACTGCGTATCGTCATCTGCATCGTCCGCAGTTCCTTCGTCTTCGTCTTCTTCATCGGCTTCACCTCCTTTCAGTAATCCCGTTTGATAGGCCGATTGGTCGGTTGCCTTGATGTAATTCAAGCTGACCTGCCGTTCGTCGCCGCCTTCCACGCCTGCATAGCCAAACATTTCGCGCACCTCGTTGATGGATATGCAGCCGATCGGCGTAAGCGCCTCGCAGACCTTGATCTTCGACGCGACACTCATATAGCTCAGCCGATTGGATTCAAGGACAACCTCATTCCCCCAGCCGCGCTCGCGTTTTGTGAAAAGCTTTTCAGTCAGTTCCTGCGACAATTTCACTGCAAGCGGTTCGAGCACACTTTCGTAGAACGCGATATACTCGTCCTCGTTATACTGCCCCGTTACAATTTTGTCGTTGAGCCCGAAATGGCGGTATATCGTGTTGCGTGCATACTCCATTTGCTTTGCATCAAACGTCGTGATCGGCGTGTTGATCTGCTGGAAGTCTGCCTTGTTATCGAGCGAACCGATGCCGCTGCCGTTTTTCGTGCTCGCATACGTATCAACAAACCGCTGCCACGCCTGCGCTTCATCTTCGGGACGAAGAGCCTGCTTCCACTTCAAGATGCCGCGAAGAGCGCCGAAGTTTGCGACTGCATTCGTGATGGCCGACTTAACGGCCTTGAGCATCGAAAGGTCATCCTTCATGACCTCCGTCGCATCATCTCCCCACACATCGCTGCGGTTGAAATACCGACGCACGTGAATGATACTCGCATAGGGCACGGTCGTCCGATCGCCTAAACAAAACGTAAAGCGACAAAACAGCTCGCCCTGCTGCTCACGCAGTTCCACTTGCGAAAAATGGAGGGGCCATAGCGCAATCAATCTTCCATTTTCGCCATATTGCGGATAGATAAACGCATTCGCATACATCAGATACTGCGCCGCGAACTTCTCAAGGAACTCCGAGGAGGTCATGAGCGGATTCGGTTTTGTGCCGAGCAAATAGTTAACGTCATCGTCCACGGTCTTCTGCACTGCTCCATCACGACGCAATATGTGACGCGGCCGCATCTTCCCAAAATGGCGGGCAATCGTATCCACGCAGTCTCGCACTGTTGATTCGTCATAGGCGTTGCCGTCCCACGGTGCATAGAGATTGTCATAGCTGTTGAGCAGCCGCACCTGTTCACGTACCGCATCAGTGCCTCTGCCGAAAATCGATGCGAACATACTGCGAAAATTCATCGCATCACCTCCTTTCAAAATATTTTTGCAGGAATCCGCCGCAATCAGATAGAATTTCTCCCCCTAGAGGAGGAATGTACGATGGATGAAAAAGTAAAATGGTATCAGAAATCATGGCCTATGTGGCTTGCACTTTTTTTCTTCCCTCCGTTAGGGCTTGGGTTGTTATTTTACAACCGTGACAGACACCCACGATGGAAAATCATCGCTGTCTTTGGTATTTGGTGGCTGCTCATCTTGCCGATTCCAAAATCAGACAAAAAAGAACCGCCACCATCACCGCCTCCAGCTGTCGAACAACAAGACATCTCTGCTGTCGAAAAAGATAAAGCCAATATCGAGGAGACGATAAAAAGCAAGTTGGGAGACAAAGTAAAAAATGTTGAGATCTCCGAGAGTTCCGCTGGAATGTACAGTGTTGATTTTGAAATAGATGTGCCGAGTGATGATATCGAAGCCGCAAAGTCTGCTGCCGTTGCCGTTATAAGAGACATCTCCCCCAACATATCACAGCCGATAGAGCAGTATCGAGCAATGCTCCTGCACGCTGGTACAAGCTTTGCTTTCGTTATCTACAACACGGAAAAAGCTGGAAACGAAGGATACGCAATCACGCGAAATGGGAAAACGGAGGAGTTTGACCCAAACGCCCCCGCTCCGCCGCCTGCTGCACCGAGTACTCCCGAGACACAAGCAAAAGTAAATCCCTCACAACAGGCACCAGCGGCACATGTCAACAATAGCGGCCCCGGGCCAAACGGCGAAACGATCAAAGGGAACATCAACAGAAAGGGCGAGCGAATCTATCACGTCCCCGGCGGTGCGTCCTATAACAAGACCATCCCCGAAGAGTGGTTCTTCACCGAGGATGAAGCCCGCGCAGCTGGTTTCCGCAGAGCAAAAAGATAATACATAAAAAGCACTTTGCATATAACGCAAAGTGCTTTTTAGCTGCTGTCCTGTGCACGACACCACCTCCTTTCAAATCAGATTCTCGTAGGCTTCTTTCTCGCTGCAGTAGACCACATAGGCATCCAGAAGGCTCGCGAATCCGTCGATTCTATGCTTCGGGCTGATTCCCTTGGTCGGCTGAATGTTGCCGTTGCGGTCAATATCAATGCAGACGTTTGCCATGCACCACTTGAGCACAGGATTGTTGCCATAGTTGATAGCTTTCGCCTCCAAGTCCGCCGCAAGCGACTTCATCGGACCGCTGAGTGTTTTCTTCCCCTGTATGACAGGTTGCATAACTGTTTCGCCGAATATATCCACCATGTTCTGAACGAAGTATTTTGCACTCCACGAATCATATCCAACCTTGTAGAGGTATATGTCATGCTGTACCTGCTGCTCTTGGAACCACTCGACAATTAGGCGATAGTCGATGGAGTTCCCCGGCGATGTTCGCAGGAATCCGCGCTTTTGCCACACATCATACGGCACACGATCCTCGTGCACGCGCTTTTGCAGCAAGTCTTCGGGAATCCAGTACATTTGCCGGACATAGATTGCCGTATCATCAGCCACCTTAAAGAGCAGGGTCGCACACGTCAGATCTGTTGTCGCCGAAAGGTCAATTCCACCGATCGCATAACGCGGATGCAACGCATCAAGCTCGAAAACAGCCTCGTTATTGAGTTGCTCAAAGGTCAAGAAGGCCTCTGTCGCCGTCTCACGAACATTGAAGTCTTTGCACAGCAAGTTTTTTACGTAAATACCATTCGCTTTTGCGCGTTCCACTTTCCCGTGCAGCTGCTCCACACTCTTAATCGTGCCAAGTGCGGGGTTCGCCTTTTGCCAGCAGGCAGGATCTGTCCACTCTGCACGCTTGTCCAGCTCGTAGATGACGGGCAACACGGTTTCATCGTGGTACCCTTCTGGGTCGCCATAGCCCGCAACGATGCTCGCCCCCTCGTCATACTTTAGGTCATAGATATTGTCGCGCACGGTGCCGGCAGTCGACGTGATAACACAAAGGGGCTGCTCTCGCGCGCTCATGCCGTCGACAAGAACATCATACGTATTCTTGTCCTTGATGGCATGGAGCTCGTCGATAAGCGCCCCATGGATATTCAGCCCATCTTGGTTGTTCGTGTCTGATGCAAGCGGCGCAAACATACCGTCGTTAAATCCGCAGCGTATCTTGCTGACGAGGCACTTGCACCTCTTGCCGAGTGCAGGCGACTTTTGAATCATCCGCACCGACTCCGACCATATGATCTTCGCCTGATCGCGCTTTGTTGCCACCGAATAAATTTCGGGGCCAGACTCGCCATCTGCCATAAGCATGTAGACGCCGATACCCGCCGCGAGTGTCGACTTCCCATTTTTGCGAGCAACGATCAGCAAAAGTTCTCGATACTGCCGCCGCTCGGTCTCCCGATCGACAAAGCCAAACAACGCTGAAAGCAGCGCCTTTTGCCAGAGTTCCAAAAGCACGAGCTCGCCCGCCCATTTGCCCTTTGAGTGCTTGCAAAAGCGCTCGATGAATATAATCGCATGATTCGCCCGCTCCTCGTCAAAAACATATTGACCAGACTTATCCTCAAGTTTTTGCGTCAAATGCTCGTACAGCTTTCGCACCTTCTCGCCAACCGTGATCTCGCCCGATGTAATCTTTGCGTGATAGGCGGCGATCCAATTCGTACTCATTGACGCATTTGCAGGAACTCATCAAATCCGTCACTCGCCTCCTGCTGCGAATCATCTGGCAAAAGGGAGATCAGTGTGCGAGCAAGAGCGTTGTAATTTTTCAATACGGTGCTGTACGAGCGGCTTGCCGTGCTTTCCTTCGTTCCCCATTGCGATGCACCATTCTGGTAATCCTCAACAAACCCAACATCATCGACCTGTCGCTCCAGATCAACAAGGTACCGCTCCATTTTAGCCAGCCGCTCCACAAGAGGGGCAGCTACTTTCATCTTGTCCGCGCTTACCTCGGCAAAGACTTGCTTTAATTCCTCTACGCGCTCCTTCAGAATGGTGCTTTCGCTTTTTCTGCCCATTTTCTCCCTCCTTTCTGCTCTTTTATGCAATCTAGGGGACTACACCCCCTTCGTGCGCAACATGTATATCACAAAAAACGCCGCCCCCGGCGTGCAAAGAACGCCATTTTAGCCCCCTATATGGGGGGCCTATCGCCCTCTGTGAAGCCAACCAAGTTGCCATCTGCATCGAACACCATGTGCCTGCCTTCGTCCGTCCGTCCATGAACAGCATTGTGGCATTCTATGCATAGGAATTGTAGGTTGTCCCAGCCGTACACAATCAAATCATCCTGCACGTTCTCCTCTGTGAGCGGCTCCTTATGGTGTACAATCCACCTCTGCCGTTTTCCGTCGCTTGGTGCAAATCTATTACGGCATCGCTCGCAAACATAGCATTTCGATTCTGCGAAGGCCTTGGCGCACTTTCGCCATCGTCGGCTATTGTATATAGCACGGCTAAACTCCTTTGCCATAAAGCCACTCCTTCATTTTCCACGCACCCCCCATTATTTTTCCTGATGGCGGATATTTTTTGACACCCCCTCTCTTTTTTGCTCCTTCCAGAAAATACCACGTATGGATATAATCTCTGCCTGCAAAAAGGACACCGCGCAAGCGATGCCCTTGTGTTCAGTTTTCCTACTCTACTATCATATCACATTTTCGCGAAGAAAAAAGGAAGTAAAACGGAACAAAAACGGAAGTAAAATGTATGTTGAAAAATTTTACAAATTATCTATAGGTCGTGAGGAGCCTTCCTTCTCCTTCAATGCAATTTCTATCAAACTTGCAGAATATGAGGACCAAAACAGTAGGCTTCCTGCTATGAGAAGCACTGACAAAAGTATCAGTCCACAATTAAATAACGTTCCAACAAGATTAGCATCAACTCTTAATATTGCTATAATCGCTATAGGAATAGAAAATATGAATGTCAATCCAGATGTTATAGGTTTTATCAAAGTAGTAATAGCCTTGTTTATGCTTTTAGCGATAAAATATGTGTTTCTCAATTCATCAGTGCTCATGTCTCTATATTTCTTTAATTGAACATGCCATAAAAAGAGACAATTAACGCCGATCAAAAGTGCCAAAAAAATAAAAATCATTGATTCAAGCATTTAATAATCCTCCTTTGAGTATACTTCCGTCATAGTTAAGTATATCAAAAAAGATTTACAAACCAAAATCTAAACTAAATATATCTAAAATATAATTTTCAATTGTGCAGGTTTCACAATCACTCCAAACAACATGAGCGCCACATCACGGAGAGCCTTCCCTCCTTTATCACGCACCCACTTCTCCGTATAGCTCAGCGCCTCAGCAATCTCTACCCACGACTGCCCGCACATATACCGCTCCCGTAATAGCTCCAAATCTGCATCATCAAGCGACTCAAAGGCTCGATCTATTGCCCGTATCGTCCGCTCCATATCATCTCTACGGATCCGCATATCGGTGATGTGTTCCTCCAACTTGATGCGCCGTGCAGCGGCCTCCTCTGTGCTCGTCAGTTCCCTTGTACCTCCGCAGATACGATCATCTCCATACTGGATAGAGGATATGGATTCGTCACGCAAGATCATCTCCTGCGCCTCAATCTCCTCTGTGAGATTCGTGACGGCGACCTTCATCTTTGAATAGTTTTGCAAAAGCCGCTTTGTCTCCCTGATATAGTCGCCGTACTCTCTCACTCTATTTCCTCCTGTCTACGCACCAAAAGAGCGGCGCATCACCGCTCTTTCTTCTCACTCCACGCGGCGCCCCGTCTTCAAATCATATAGGTACTCTGTTCCTTCTATCGGTACATCAATCCAGTGTGGATTTCCAGTGTCATGTGCCCATTTGACGAATGCTACTGTTAGAGCGTCTTTCAGTTCTTTGCATTCCTGATCTGTCAAATCACGAAGAAAATCATCGGAACTCTTTGGCCGTATCTCATAGGCATCCTCTCGTAAACTTTCAATTACACGGTCAACCAAAATAGGAGGCTCATACCTATTTGTTTCCGCAATATAGACAGTTTGCGCATCTGGATTATTAGCTCTCGCCACACGCAAAGCATCTGACAAAGAGTAAAACCTTGTGCTCCACCTTTCATCGTCAAGTCGGTAGATATAAGCATATCCACTCATGATCTCTCCTCCTCTTCCAACAGCAGCCATATCGTGTGCGTGCACGATATGGTCTGACAGCAGCCGCAGCAGGCATCAAGAATTTGCTTCATTGCTCACCAACCCCGGATTCTCGTAGATATTGCCGATGACTTTCCAGTTCATCGACAAATCCGATTGACTTATGTTCATGTAAGCGTGCCCAAGCTCTCCCGGCTCCGCCCAAAACTCGCATCTCGCGGCATTCCATTGGATAATATAATCATCCAATCTTTTGGTTTTTGCATATGTCGGCGTATAAGATTCTACCGGCCGTACAGGATCCCAATGAATGACATCCCCCTCGTAAATCTCGACGCCGTTCTTATCCTGTACGCCGATGTACTGCATCAGATACACGCTGTCCAAGGAAATTTTCTTGATCGGATTGTACTGCACCGTCACGGTTTCGCGACCACAGAAATTTATATTCTCGACCGTGTGCATTGTCTTGGTCTTGAGATCCCACGCCCTGAATTTGATCTCACGCATCTCTAGTCCCTCCTGCTCGTATAAATATCTCGAATCGCATTCGCTACGCTGTCCACTATGAGCCATCCAAAAACTGAAACGGCGCCAATAGCCATGAAATCCCAGAAGTTCAGCATTTTATCCCCGCCTTCCTACTCATCAGCTCTAGTAACTCTTTACTGATTTCAGGCTCCTCACGCTCCATCACGCACGCCATCATGCATCGCATGCTCGCGTTGACAAGATGCTCCTCGGTGATATCCCCTTTGAGATAGAGCGACAAGTGCCGAAACGCTCTCGCCGCGTGCTCGCGGGCAGGGATATCTTTCCACGTCTCGCCAGGATGTTTCTTTGCCCCTGCTGTCAGCCCTGTTGCCACCTCATCAAGCCATCCGCAGTCAATATACCGGTACTCGTTTTTCTCCTCGTCCTGTGGATATTTCTGATCTTCCATTTTTCTCACATCTCCTCGACATACTCATGATTTTCTGCATCGTAGAAGAACACCGGGATGTGATACTCTCTCGCGTATGCAAGCTCGATCATGCACCCCTTGCTGGCGCGGTATTCCCCTGTCATTGTGACCCCGACACACTTACTCAGAAGCTCGAGGCAGTAGCCCATGATCTTGTCATACTCCATCCCCTTCAGCGCCTTGAAATTTGCCAGTGGGTTGACATAGAGTATGTACTTAGACCGTTCCTGCAGCTCTCTCTGGATTGCCTCTGCCGCTGCTCGGTTATTCTCCTCGTCCCCCGTGAACGGGTGGGACAGATAGTGCAGTATCATGCCATCACTCCTCCAAGTATCCGTGCTCACGGTTCTTCTTGTTCACGATCCTCTGCAGCTCATCGCGTTCATTTTCAAAATATCCAATACGGTTAAGCCATGAGGTACAGAACGTGATAACTTCCGTGAGTTTCAATGCGAGTCTCTTTTCCGTCACACCCACATCCTCAATGTCTGTTTCGATGAAAAAATCATCAACCAGACCACCTAAGTATCCTGCCTCCTGAACGACTTCGTTCGTCTTCTTAGAGAGCTCCACGACCCAGTCCAGTGTCTTCAGGTAGCAAAATTCCGAGCTTGGCTGCGGCTTTGTCATGTCGGGATCCTGCTTGTTGTCTTGCTCTTCCAGCAGCCCTTTCGTCTGTTCCCACATATCGTATTCCATCTCAGCACGCTCCTCTCATGCGATAATCCTCTGCCCGAATGTTCACAGGCACGGTCATTTCCGACAGTCTGCTTGCAACACGTAGGCCGAATACATCGGCTATTCTTTTGCCATCGTAGTTCGTCGTGATGATCGTCGGCAGCATGTGCTCGTATCGGTGATTGATGAGCACGTAGATCAGCTCGATCACCCACGCTTTCGGGTCTTCCGCGCCGAGATCGTCCAGCACAAGGAGCGGTGCGTTCTTTGCCGTCTCGACCAGCTCCGCTGCTTCTCCGGAAGGCCGTCTACGATTTGTTTCACCACCTTGATTCTATCCCGATGAATGATGTCCTCGTAGGGATTATAGGCGCTGTCCGGTGCGTCTTTCCTGTCGAGCGAGTCGCTGTTGTTGCCCAACTTCTTGATGCTGTCAAGGGCTATGTTGCGGCAAATGGTGAAGCTGAAAGCCTCAATAGACTCGATTTCGTCCCAAGAATCTCGCTTGTTCCAGACTTTTATCAGTGTTTCTTGCACGATGTCTTCGGCTTCTGCGCTGTCAAGCGTGATGCGCAACGCAAGTCGGTAAAGCTGATTCTTCAGCGGGAGTACATCGTTTTTGAAGCTGATATTTTTCATCTGCGCTCTATAGGATTGACGAATGGGAGGTGAATTTGTTACAGAATGGCGTTTGTTTTAACTTTCATTAAGCGTAAACGGGGTGGAAAAAGCACCCTGATTGCAGTCTTAAACCGCGGAAAAATCATTTCCGACGTTGTATGATGGTGCCGTGTTTGCCGTCGATGGCCGTTGCAAGTGTAATGATAACCTTGCTTACACCGTGGTCTACGGCCGCAAGTGCGTTCTCAAGTTTGGGAATCATGCCGCCCGAAACAGTGCCGTCGGCCACGTAACCGGAGAATTCTTCGCGTGTGATAACGGGAATAAGGCTTGCCTCGTCAGCAGGATTACGGAGTACACCGGGCTTTTCAAAGCAATAAATCAGCGTCACGTTGAAGAACCGGGAGAGTGCTTTTGCCACCTCAGAAGCCATGGTATCGGCATTGGTATTGAGGATATTGCCCTGCCCATCATGGGTCAATGGGGCCATGACTGGGGTGATTCCTTGTTGGAGAAGCAGCTGTAAAGCATAGCCATTGACGTGGTCTACATCGCCGACAAAGCCGAAATCGATGCCGTTTTTCAGCGGACGCTTGTGACTTTCAACGGCATTCATGTCGGCTCCCGTCAGGCCCAAGGCATTGATACCACAGGCTTGCAGACGCGCCACGAGGCTTTTGTTGACCAAGCCGCCATAGACCATCGTCACCACTTCAAGCATTTTTGCGTCCGTGATGCGCCGTCCGTTGACCATTCGACTCTCGATTCCGAGTGCGCCGGCAATCTTTGTGGCCCTGCGACCTCCGCCATGCACGAGGCTATTATGGC